TAAAAATTCAAAACATATAATAGCTTTTAATCAATTAGTAGGAGATAAATATCATATTGATGAACTCAAAAAACGTACCAATACTTATGGACAACATGAAGAGCTGAGAGAGTTGCAACGAAAAATGTATGATAAGTATAATATAGAATATAAAGTTTGGGATATTATAAATTGGGAATCAAAAGATATGAGTTGGTTTGTAAAAAGAATTAAAGGTAAAAGAGTATTTATGGATATCAGTAATATATATGGATACCATATATCTCACGCATGTTATAGTTTATCATATCTTGAAGAGAGTTTTGATAAATTAGTTGATACCCTTAAATCTAATACTGAGTATTATCATTTAAGAGGAAAGGATTTAGTTAAAAGAGGTATAAAAAATGGTGGATAATGAAGTTGATTTACCAGCAGGAAAAAGAAAGTTTCATAAATTTCCTAAAGGGGAAGTAACACAAGAAACATTGATGAATGAATTGGGACTATTACAATTGGGTATGTTTGAACCCTTGCATTTTTACGTTAATCCAGAAGAGTACAAAAGAGAAATTAAATTATTTAAAGATGATTGGGTTGAATATTTACCAAAAAAAGGCAGACCCAACAATAGACAAGGACTTTCAATTTCAAATTTGCCAGGAAAAACTCACCAAGATAATCCTAGTAAACCACAAGCAAGTAAATCTGCGGGAAGAAAATTGGATGATGCAGACTTTAATGAGTTTACAGAACTTTATCATTCATGTCCTAGCTTGCAACCGATATGTGATGCGTTTGCTCCTGTTGGAAGAACGTTTATTGTTCGTTCAAACTTAGGTGGATACTTTCCTCCACACAGAGATGATCCTAGTATACCAAGAATGTGTTTTAGGATAATCGTTTTTCTTCAGAACTGCGGGCCGCAACAATACGATTGGTTTATGCAAGACGATAAAAAATTACTAATTGAACATGGTAGAGCATATTATGTAAATACAAGAATGACACATAGGACTATTAGTTGGGTAGAAGAAAGTGACCATATGATAATGAACATACCTATGACCACAGAAAATGTGGAAAAAGTTATTTCTAATTTACTGTTTACACACTAAGATGAAAATATTTGCAGTTAGAATAGGCGACAAGTATGGGCCAGAATACGAAACATACTTAGAGAAAAAACTTTCAGATTATGAACTAGTCTGGATACGAGAAGCTTATCACCCCGAAGTACAACTTCAATGGAATAAGATGTGGGCAATGCAAACTGGTATTGATGAACCTGTTTGTGTTATAGACATTGACATTCTTTTGATGAATGACTACAAGAAGATATTTGATTACCCTATTGTAAAAGGTGAGTTTGCAGCTATGCCAGGGTGGTGGAGAGACACGGAGAAGGAAGGATACTCTATCAATGGGGGGTTCTTCAAATATTATCCTACAGACTGTGAATATATTTACGATAAATTTATGAAAGATTATAATCACTGGCAGAGTCATTATATTTCAAATGGAACAACAAGTGGCCCTGTAAATGGAGAACAATATTTTGTTGAGGATTCTGTGAAGGAAAGATTGAAGTTGAAAGTGTTGCCTCCTCAGTGGTTTACTCGTTGGGTTACTGGTGAAGATATTATAAGTGGTAAGAGTATTAAAAAGTGGCAAGTTCAAATAACAAGAAAGTATAGTAAACTAACAGGTAACGACTATATATTTTTGGGAGATGAGTTTCATCCTGATATAAAATTTGTTCATTTCTCACATCGATTTAATAAACCACATGAATGGGAAGGATTTAAGAATTATGCATGAGGTGGAAGAAATTAAATGGGAAGAGATTAAGAAAATATGGGAACAACATTTGTGGCCAGAAAAAAAGGGTGGAGTAAAACCAACTAATAATTGGACACTAACGATGGAGCCGTATTTATTTACAACCGTATTAAAGAAAGGGGGGATACCGAAGTCAGAAAACTTAAACCTCCAGTTCTTTGGTATTAAAATTGATAATGAGATAGTTTGTGTTAATAGCTGCTTCATGACTTCATCTAGTCATCCATTTAGTTATAAGGAAGATAGTTATTGGCGCTCTAGAGGACTTTGGACTTCTCCTAATCATCGACGGAAAGGACTTTCATTTAAAATTTTAACTCATACAGCTGAGTTTGTAAGTAAACATGATGCTACTTGGTTATGGACAGTTCCAAGAGAGTCTGCTCTTTCTGCTTACGAAAAGGTAGGTTTTGTTAAAAAAAGTGATTGGTTTGATGATGGCCAGTACGGACCAAATTGCGTTGCTTCTAAATACTTATAAATATAGGTAAAGGAGTGACTAAATGGCAATACCAGCAACAAAGGCAACACTTAAAACATACTGTCTTAGGTCATTAGGTTTTGGTGTAATAGATATAAATGTATCAGATGACCAAGTAGATGATCGTATTGATGAAGCGCTTCAATATTTCGCAGAATATCATTACGATGGAATTGAAAGAGTATACCTAAAACATCAAGTTTCACAATCAGATATTGATAGAGCAAATACCAATTACACTACATCTGCAACTGATACTGTAGATAGTACTGTAACTGCAACTTGGTTTGATGGAGCTGGATATATTCCTACCCCAGAAGCAGTTGTTGCTGTTGTAAATGTTTTTCCTTTTAGTGGTGGTACTAGTGGTAGCCTGTTTGATATTAGATATCAACTCAGATTAAACGACTTATACGATTTTTCATCAACTTCTATTATGGAATATCAAATGACACTTCAACATCTTGATTTCCTAGAACATATACTTGTTGGTGAGGTTCCAATTAGATTCAGTCAACATCAACAGAGACTTTATCTAGATATGGATTGGAACAATGACCTGAGTGTGGGTGAGTTTATTATTATAGAATGTTACAGAAAACTTGACCCAACACAATTTACAGACATTTTTAATGATATGTATTTGAAAAGATATACAACAGCTCTTATCAAACGACAATGGGGGTCAAACCTTTCTAAGTTTAGTGGAGTAGAAATGCTCGGTGGTGTTACTATGAACGGTGGTGATATTTATAGTCAAGCAATAGACGAAATCACGAAGTTGGAAGATCAAATTCAATTGCATTTTGAATTACCAATTAACTACATGATAGGATAATTTTATGGCCGTCAATGCAGCATTTCATACAAGTAACTTTGCATCCATATCGACTGAAAGAAATCTTTATGCAGATTTAATAGCAGAAGCAATTCAAATTTATGGACATGATGTTCATTATGTTGATAGAACTATTGTTAATGAAGATACTGTTTTTGGTGAATCTTCACTTTCAAAATTTCGTCAGTCTGCAAAAATAGAAATGTATGTAGAGAACGCTGGTGGTGGATATGCCGGTGAGAAGGAACTTATGTCCAAGTTTGGGTTGCAAAACTTGAGCGAGATTACCTTTGTTGTTTCCAAAAGTAGGTTTCAAGAACTTACAAAACAATTTACTATTGAAGATGATACAGATGGTACAGGTGGTTCTATTTTACTAGAATCTGCAAGTATTGATACATCAACAAATTATGCTTCATTTGAAGGTTCTGATTTTTATATTCTAAACGAGACTGATTCAACAGATTCAGATAGACCGTTAGAGGGTGATTTGGTTTTTCATCCAATACTCAAAAAATTATTTGAGGTCAATTTCGTTGATCATGATGAACCGTTTAATCAATTAGATGGTAATCCAGTATACAAATTACAGTGTCGCACATTCGATTATAGTTTAGAATCTTTGGATACTGGTGTTACTGCAATAGATGCAATTGAAGATGCGTTGTCTATAGATACTTTACTCTATCAGTTTACTTTAGAACAGTCTTCAGCTGTAAATGAATCAATTCGTATACATGATACTGCCGCAACAAGGGGTCTGTTGAAGGATGAGACAGATAATGACAATATTATTGGTGAGGATGACTCAACTTCAGTCGGTGAGAGCTTATTACTTGAAACTGGTGAGTGGTTGTTACAAGAAGACTATATAATAGGAGAAGGTGGTAGATTATCTACTGACGCTGGTCCGTCAGCTCAAAATGAGTTGTTCGATAGACTAGATGATACAGTTTTAGATTTTACAGAATCTAATCCATTTGGTGATGTAGGGAGTTTGGGTTAATGTTAGGTACACAATATTATCATGAGACAATCAGAAAAGTGGTTGTTGCATTTGGTACAATGTTTAATAATATATCGTTGGTTCGTAGGGACGGTGATGGAAAAGTAATTCAGTCAATGAAGGTTCCGTTGGCATATGGACCAAGACAAAAGTTTTTGGTTCGTCTTGCAGAAGACCCAGACTTGACAAAACAAGTTGCGGTCACTTTGCCTAGAATTGGTTTTGAGATTGGTGGGTTAACATATGACCCAGCAAGAAAATTAAATCGTATTCAAAAATTTAAAAAGACAAAATCTGGAACTGATGGTAAATCTCTTGATACTCAATTTATGCCTGTTCCATATAACATAGAATTTGAATTATATTGTTTAGCTAAAAATTCTGACGATGCATTACAAATCGTTGAACAAATTTTACCGTATTTTCAACCTGATTACACTCTCACTATAAATGATATGTCAGATATGGGAATCAAACGAGATGTTCCTATCGTATTGAATAGTATAAGTTATGAAGATGATTATGATGGAGACTTCACAAGTAGAAGAGCTCTAGTATATAGTTTAAGTTTTACAGCAAAATTTTATCTGTATGGCCCTGTCACTTCACAGTCTGTCATTAAGACTGTACAGGTAGACCAATTCACAAACCTTAAAGACACTGCTCCTAAGAGAGAGCAAAGACTTGTTGTTACACCTAACCCCACTACAGCTAATGCTGATGATGATTTTGGATTTAATGAAACAACTTCATTCTTCCAAGGAGTGGATGAATAAAAATTAAGGATTAGTTATGAATAATAAAATTGAAGAGGCTTTAGGTATAGTAGAACAACTTCCATCCAAAACTATAAAACAAGAAGTAACGCCTCCTCATGAATCATGGAGCGATACTAATGATGATGATATTGAAAAAGATTATGAATACCAACGACAAAACTTCTACAATTTGGTCGAAAAAGGAACGAATGCAGTGGACGGCATTTTGGAACTCGCCAAAGAATCGGACCATCCACGAGCATACGAGGTCGCCGGAAACCTTATTAAACAAGTTGCAGAGGTCACTGAAAAACTTGGTGACTTACAAGAGAAAATGAGGAAGCTAAAAGATGTTCCAAATAATGCACCAAAGAATGTAACTAATGCATTATTCGTTGGTAGTACTGCTGAGTTGCAGAAGATGTTAAAAGAAAAATAATGGCTGAATCTGTTTACCTTGGTAATCCCAATCTCAAAAAGGCCAATGTCCAA